TGATCTTTAAATGTAGCACCTGCAAGAATCATGCCAAAAGCATATCCCATTCTTATTTGACCTATTGCATTTGCTCTTACTAAAGGATCAGGACTCATTAAATCTGCTTTTATTTCTGGTAAGAAAAAAGCATTTAAAGGATTTATATTTTGATATTTACCACCAAAGAAAGGAACTTGATTTGGTAATCTACGAACTACAGGAGTATTTATAACAGGAGTATATCTCATAACTTCTTTAATAATATTTGTAGGAGTTCTTGTAAATGTAAAGAAAAACCTAGCTACAGGATTTTGTACTGCTAAATTATTAACCCAAGAAGCACCTTTACCAAAAATATCTTCTGTTCTTATATCTTGAGTAAAAGTAATCTGTTTACCAAATTCTTTTGATTGCATCAATATTCTTTGTGTTACTGGATCAGGAGTAAAAACTTGTTGACCATCTACTGTTTCTATTCTGCCTACATCACCTTTTGAATTTTTTAAAAAATAACTAATAATACCATCAACATGACCTTTAATATATTTGTTTAGTTCATCTCCTGATTTACCTAATTTAGCACCTTCCATAGTGGCTTCATACGTTGCTGCTGCTATGATGTTTGGTGCTTGTACTAAAGCATCTGTAGCTGTCATTAAACGACTAGGTAATCTTATAAACTTTCCAAACCTGTCATAAGCCTTTAAAGGAAAGAAATTACTGTCAGAAGAAATCATATATCTTTGACTTGTTTCTCCTTTAATATTTCCTAAATTAATAAAATTATCTTCCATATCCCAAGATCTTTTCCATGATTGCAAAGCAAAATCAAAGTTTTGGAATAGTGCAAATAGATGTTTTTTAGCTGCTGTAAGTTCTAAATCATTTGAAGCACCACTAAAATTATTAAAAGCTTTTAAAAATGTTTGTGCGATACCAGAATATAAATTAATTTTTTGTGTAGTAGGACTTGAAAGTAAAGCGTTTATACCAATTTCATTGTATGTTCTGGCAACTTTATCAGCAAACTTACCAACCTGTATTGCGTCTGTATTTTTTATAGCAACCATTTTTTCTACACTACCTGCTGCTTCACTTAGATCAGTTGTCAATTTAACTAATTCAGAATAATTATCTGTTTCTGTTGCTTGTTTTAAAGCATCTTTTAAATCTGTTCTAAGTTTTTCATTCTGTAAAAGACTTTCATTTATATCCATTTCTATGTCAGGTTGTTTTGCTGTCAAAGCTGACTTTTCTGCTGGTGTAAGATTCATTACTTCATCAACAGTTTTACCTTCAATGCCAGACTCAGGCTTCATGCCAAAAGATTTTAATGTTCTAGCAGTTTGTGTTCTAAGTGGTATGCCAAGTTTTAACCATTCTTCTACACCTAATAATGATTCTGTTAGTTCATCTATAGATTGATCTATTAATCCTGTATCTTTTGTTTTTATTGCGTCTATTAACTTTTTATTTACATTAGCAACTTCTTCTGTTTGTAATGTAATTGTTTGAGCTATTGCATAGTTTAAAGAATCACTTGGAACTAAGTTATACAACTTTGAATATGCTTGACCATATTCTTTAATGAATTTTGTATTTTGTAATCTTATAACACCATCATCAAACATACCTAAACCTTCTAATTTAGTTTGCTGTTGACTTTTTGAACCAGTAAAAACATCAGCATCTTTCAAGACTTTTACCATTTCTTGTATAGTCTTTTGTTGTTTTGGTTTTAAACTTTTTATAAAAGAAATTTGTTGTGGGTTTTTAGATACATCTCCTAAATCTTGTTTTTTACTATCTAATTTATTCAATGAAGTTTTCACTCCACCTGCATATTTAGCATCTGCTGGCACTTCAATAGTCAAACCTTGTGTATTACTAGGTGATGCAGTAGCACTACCAGTTTTTTCAGTAACAATACCTTTAATTTTTTTATGTATATTTGCACCATGAAGTCTTATTTCTTTTTCTGTAAAACCTTGTGATATAAAAGCTTGCAACATTTCTTGTTCTTTTTGTGGTGGATTTTTTTTACCAAGTCTCAAAGACCAAGCAAGCTTATCAAAGTCAGATTCAAAAACTATCGAAGCACTACCATAATTAGGCTTAGTTCTTTTGAATTGATTAGGCATTACAAAAGTTCTTTCAACAGTTTGCTTTCGTTGCTCTACATTTATACCTTTACTTTCTAAATCTACTTGTTGCTTTTTTCCTACTTGATCTAAATTACTTACAGCTTCATCAATAATTTTTTTATCTTTTTTAGTTAAAATTTTGTCTGCTTCTATTGGTGTTTTATTTTTAATTTTTTTTAATACACCACCTAATCCATCTATAGAACCTTTAAAAGCAGTACCAAAAGTACCACCTAAACCTATACTTGCTAAATATTCGTTACGACTTACATCATCTCCTAATATATCTCTAATAAAAGTTTCTCCTGTAGCAAAACCAGCACCTTGTAAAGCAGCTTTTCTTAATCCTCCTTTTCCTATTTTTGCTGTTGAACCAGCAGGTACTATTTGAAGTAAACCAGCAGCTATAGCTTCAGCTTGACTAATTTCTTCTACTCCTCTTAATTTTTGTGCTTGTATATTTGTGTAATATCCAACAGCAAATTGACCACCACCATAAGCTATAACACCAAAAGGACCAAACCCTAATAAAGGTGCGAGTGCAGCATCAGCACCAAGACCTACACCTACTTCAAGACCAAGACCTTTAGCTAGTCCTTTTAAATTTTCTTTGTTATCTGCTGGCTCTGTTAAGCTAGTAAATGCTTTTCTAGTTTTATTAAACTCTTCACTACTAAAATCTATTCCATCAGTTTCATTTAAATAGAAATTATTAATAGTTTCATCTGCATTATATACAGTATCAAAATCTATCAAGCTTTGATCTTCTTGAAATATGTTTTTAGGTTTGTATTGATTATTGACAACAGGTGGTTCTTCCATGTTATTTAACTGGTTAGAAATAGCTGAGTCTGTCATCTTTAAAATAATGGAGGATTACGTTTTGCATCTCTGATTATTTGCATAATCTTCTTAGCATAATCAGGATCAGTTGCGAAGACATTTGCTTGTAGCAACTTGGCTGCTTTTTCAGCAGTATCTACATTAACAGTACCCTTTCTTCCCATAAAGTCATCATTCCATTCTCTCTTATATTGAATCATCATATCTTGTAAACTATTAAAGTTTTTAAAATTATCTTGTATAGAAACAACTTCGCCATTTTCATTTTCTGTAGTATTTTGTAAGGTTGATTCACCTCTATCAGTTTCATCTTGTGTAGCTTTCAGACCTAAATAATTATTTGTAGCAGAAGGTGTTGCACCACCATTTGTTTCTAGCATTACTTGTGCTGCTGTTACTTCTGGAAACTTATGACCTGCATCTTTCGCTAGTTTGTAAAAGACAGGAAAATTAGCTTCAAATCTTTTTACACCACTTGGTTCTTCTGTACCTACTATTTTTATTGTTTCTTCTTCTTGTTCATCAACAGGAGCCATAGCAAGTAAACTGCCATCTGTAGCTCCTAAAGAATTAACTACATCACTTACTATTCTTTGTCCACTTTCAATTATGTTATCTGATATATTTTCTGATAGTTTTTTATTCATATTCAAAAACGGATCTTCAACGTCAGAAAAAGTATTAGTATTTTCATTTTGTCTATTATTGTTTCTAAGTTGAAATTCGCCTGTTTGTCTGTTTCTTTCGTAGATTTGATTCTTCATACCTTCTATATCATTTTCTGGATTATTAAATGTATAAGTTTGTTTACTTATTTCTACTAATTGACCTTTATAAAAACTTTTTAAATCATTTATTATATTTCTTCTTTGTCTTTCATCTATATCCATATCAGTTATTACATCATTTATTTGTTGTTTAAAAAATTGATCTAAGTCATATTTTTTTTGTGCTTCTAAATTATCCATTTCCGCTGCTCCTGTAAGAGGATTTTGAATCGAAGAAATAACTCTATCTCCATACTTAATAAGTGCTTTGATTTCTGGGTATTGATCTATAACGCTTTTGCCTGATTGTCTTTTTACTAAGTCATCTAACTCTTTATATTTTGTTTGATCTTCTTTTGTGGCAGACGTTCCAAGTGCTGACATAAAGTTTATTAAATCTTGTCTTGCTCCAATCTTATTACCTTCATATTCTCCATTAACCCAATCATTTCTAAAGTTTTGCCACCAGCCATCTACATTAAAATTTCTTAAAGAAACTTCTTTATTTATAAATTCTAATCTACCTTTGTAATCATTTTGAATCCCATTTATTATTTCTGCATTTTTTCTAATTACATCTAAATCCACACTTTCAAAATTTAATTCATCTAATCTATTGTCAATATCTGCTAGTTCTGCTTGCTCTGCAAAATCTTTTTCTTGTTTATTTGCATCATTTACATCTTTATATAAATCTTTTTTTAAATTTAAAATCTCATTGGTTATATAACTTTTTAAATCTTTTTGTACTTTTACACCTTGTTTGTTTATAGAAGATGGACCAACTTTAATAAAACCTGCAAAGTCAATAAAATCTTCTATCTCTTTCATGGCTTCATTCATATTTAAACCTTGTTCTTTATAATCATTAAAAATTTTATATGCACTTGTTTTTAAAATATTAAACATATTTGAAGGAGATACAGTAGAAGTTAAACCAAGATTTGCCATATAATCTGTATTTTCTTGCATTTCATTTAACGCATAATTTTCACCATCAATAAAACCATTATTATCAATAAGATTTAGTTCAATATTTTTATCGTAATAATCTATGCTTTTCCAACTACTTAATAATGAATCAGCAAAACTTACATTCATTTGGTTGATTTTTGCATCTGCTGAACTGCTTATTTGATTATCAAATACTTTTCTTAATGCAGCATTTTGTTTTGGTAAAAAGTATCTATTTAAAATTTCTGGTCTTATTCCTTTTGTATTCATTAATGATGTTCTATTAAACTCTGATAATGCGTTATCAAAAGCAGCAGAGTTTACATCATACGAAGATAAATTTGTATTTATAGTAGTTCCATCTGGTAACTGTTGAGGTATAACATAACTTTTAAAAAATTTTTCAGTATTAGCTTCAGCAGCATTGCCTAAGTTAATTGCTAATTGTCTTTCTACTCCTATCCTAAAAAATTTATTGTTACCTAAAAAATCTCTTTTAGCTCTTTCGCCATCTTTATCGTTGATTGCTTTTAAAGCTTTTTTTATTGTTTCATTATCTGCTTCTAATATAAATTGCTGGCCTTCTGCTATTTTTCTTTCATTTGTTTGTTTTGCTTTTTGTACTATAAAATTTTGCAAAACAGGATTTATTTGTTCTAAAGTTTTAGCAAGCTCCATCATGCTACTTTTTTGAACAACACTTACTGGTGCGACAAAAGTATCTACTGGTCTTCTAAAACTTTGACCTGATGTACTAACAAAACTGTTTGTCATGAAGTAAATTCTCCTGTTTGAATAGCAGTATTAAGACCAGTAGCAGCAGCATTTAATAAGATTGATCCAAGTGAAGGTATTTGGTTATACGCATTAATAGTATTACTCCTGTATCTATTTCTAATACCTTGATATTCTGCTTCAGTTGATTTTATGTCAAATAGATATTGTCTGTTCATAGAATCAATACTCTGTCTTATCTTTTCATTATAATTAAGACCTTGCCTTTCTTGATCCATTACTAATAAATTTATAGTATTACCAGTTTGTCCTTTTGCTAATAAAGCTCTAGTTGCTACTAATGTATCAATACGTTTAGCAAATTGATCTTGTCTAGCAGCAACAATTTTTTCTTCTTTGCCTTCAGACAAACCTAGTTGTTTGTTTCTTTTAGCTTCTTCTGCTGACGCAATAGCTTGTTCTTCTATTTCAAATGTATCTTCTGCTGCTTGTGTTGCAGCACTACGCATAGCAAGTCCTTTAAATAAAGAAAGACCAACAGAAGCGACAATAGCACACATTTAGGCAATCCTCAGAAATTCATAAAATGGTTTTTCATGTTGTCCATACTTTTCGTGATACTTTATAAAAACAAAACCAAGAGCTTCTAACCACTTTATAGCAGTATGATTCTCTGCATATACAAAATTATATAGGACTTTATAAGATTTCAACAAACTATCTACCCATTCTCGACCTTTTCTTATTAGTTGTATTTTATATTTTTTATTACCAAACAACTCATCAGTACAAAGCATCCAAATACAACCATCTTTTATTACTCCACATAATCCCATAGGTTGATCTTCATCACCAGCTATTGTTAAAACTTTTTCACCAAATAAATAAGACAAACGTAAAGCTTCTTCTGCATCTTTACCAGTTTGATAAAAAGCTTCTAATCGATCCATTTGTCTCATGTTTTGACATACATAATTAAGATCTGATAGTTTTGATTTTCTTAAATATCCCATTAACTTCTTCTACTCCTCATGTGAAATACACCTTCATACTCTGCACTAGCTAACAAAGTAGGCAAGAATGTATTGTTTTTTATATCTATATTTACTCTATCTGATTTACTCATAATTGGTACTTTAAATGTACCTGTATCTAAATTAATTAAACCAATAGAAGCAGAAGCAGCACCAAGCAAACGACCAGTAAATTTATGTGTAGATGTATCTCTATTCTCAGGTGTTACCTCTACTTGGAAAAAACCAGAATCTTCATACTTAATATAAAAATGATGTATTTGTAATCGACCACTTATAAGCTCACTAGCATTTGCTTCAGTTAATCTTTGTTGACTAAATCTGTAGTGCATTTCATAAGACTCACCAATAATAAATTTACTATTTCTAAAATCACCTGCTGCTGTAATAGTAGAAGTAGATCCGTTTGTAAGATTAGAAGTATTTAAAACTTGTCCAGCTTTTAAAGTTTGAGTATTACCTTGCGTATCAACAAAAGTACTTGTTTCTCCACTAGCTAAATATCGACCAACGACATTCATATTACCTCTAACTCTATATGGCACAGTAAATGTTGATATGTCTGTACCAGAGTCATAACTTACCGATACACCAGTAGTTGCTTCAGTTACTTTGTGATCTAAATGATATTCAAAAGCAGCATTAGTTTCTCTGAAATCTGTTTCAAATGGTAATTTTTCTAATGTAACACCATTAGCTTCTTCTATAACCATAAATAAATCAGTACCAATAAAATCAATATTTAAGATGGATCTATTGCTATTGATTGTATAAGTAAACCAAGCATTTAAAGCTTTACTAAATCCTTCTCCATATAACCATCTATTGATATATAACTTGTTTGGATTATCTGTACCAAGTAAAACAAGAACATCTTGGTTAGTTGATACTGCCATTTTAAAAATACCACTTGGTATTAGTCTTGGTACATGAATAGTGGTATTTGCTGCATCCGATATTTGAGTATTTCCTTGAGTTATATATTCTCTAATACCAGCAAAAGAACCTTTTTTAGTAAGAAAATATATAGATGAACCAGAACCTACAGGCTGTGCTGCTGCGTTACTTTCAAACTCAGTTTGTACAAGTACGTTAGCCGTCTTAGGTGTTAGGTTATCTGCTGAACTTGATAAAACAAATTGTGTTTGATCGGAGAATAATATAAGTTTTTCTCCCATAGTTACTGCGTGTTTTAAAATTGCAACTTTTGTATGAGATGCAGCTACGTCTATAGGTTCAGTATCTAAAACTGATATGACTGTTTCTGGAAAAAAGTTAAAAAATTCTGATACTGTTGAAAGTATTACATTGTCACCTGCAAGAAATCCAAGTCTATTTCTAAAGAAAAATACATTATTAATTTTTTGACCTATAAAAGAAGGATCTGGTGCTAATTCTAAATCACCAACTATACGTTCACCCCATTTAGGTAGTGTGTATGTAGTGCTAGATATTGTATAGGTGTCACCATCTACTCTGGCAAATCTAAAATTACCATCAGCTTGACGTATAAGAACGTGTGGCATGGTGTCATAATTATATTTAAAAGGTATGCCACCTTTAACAGTTTCTTCCCATTGGCCTTCTTCTACCACTCCATCAGTCGTAGTATTATTACCAACAAACTTCACATAATAATTATCAAAATCTGAACCTGCATCACCTTTTACTTCTACAACATAACCATGTGGTGAAACATTTGGTAGATCGGTAAATTGTTGTACTGAATCTTTAACTACTGTCATCTTACTATTACCTTGAGTATCAGTACCATCTATTGAAAAATCAGAACCATCATCCTTTCTTATATATAAAACTGGTCCATTTCTTACAATAGTAAAACCAGTAAGTCCAGCATCTAAAGCAGATTTTAAATCAGCAGCTATTGTGTCTGTACGAAGAGTACTTTCACCAGCAGTATTATCTGAAGCTGTTACACCATCTACAGTTACAGAATAAATTGTATCGGCTACAGATTGTTTTATAAATACAATAGCTTTTGTACCTGTACCACCAGTTAACGTGGCATCCATAGCAGGTGTAATACCTGTATTAACAACAAATGTAAAGTCAGCAATAGTAACTGTTTTTATAACACTTCTAGGATTTGATGTATTTAAATATGTTGTTCCATCAGGTTTGTTTACTGTTTTTTCTGTTCCATCTAACTCATATACTTTGACATTTCCATTACTAAATATTGCTACATACTGTTCATTAGCATCTCTATTTATAGTTTGTATATGAACATTACCAACAGTAGAACTTGCAAGACTTGTTAAATATTGTAATCCAGATCTTTTTGTAAGACCTAAAACAGGGTTGCTATCAGCATTATCTTGTATGTCAGCGTGGTCTGCTTGCTTCAAAGAATCAGAAGATTGCGATACACCTCTTAATAAAGTAGGTATAGCTCTTGAAATAACAGGCATAGTTATCTAATTAAAGCACTAGAAGGATGATAAGTATCAAAAATATTAGTAAGAGAAGGATCACCTCTTAATAAATTATGATCTCCATTTGATAAATCTGTTTCCATAAGTATTGCTCTAGCTCTTCGTTCATCTTGTTCTGTATAAGTTCTTAATGCTTGGTCACTTACAAGTCTATCAACAAATTTTCTTGCAGCTTGAATATTTATATAATGTCTAGCTGGTTCTGGTATCTCATCAAAATCTCTAAAATAAACAACAGTACAAATTAAATCTTCATCAAATTCATACTTATTATTTTGTCTGTCATATAATTTTAGTCCACGTTGTATAGGGTCAATTGTCGGGTGTTGATGAATATTAGCATCTATTCTTAATATGTTTGAAGCTAGATGAACGTGTTTAGAGTTATCTCTAGTAAATTTTACATCTATTTCAGTATTAAAAGACCAACCTTCTGATTGAACACTTTTGTTTACTTCAGATAAAGTTGATTGAGCAATACGAGCATCAACAGGAAGTGTGCCTGTAAGACTGTTTATAGGTGCTTCACCTATAGCAGCTAGCATAATGTTGATACATTCGAGTTCAGTGGTTGCAGCTACAGTCATTGTTTAGTACTTTTTTATTTTTAGTGAATCTCTCCCACCTTTTTTCTTTTTCTTTTTTTTCTTTGATGAATGATACATGGGTATAAAAAAAGGGTATCTAATAATAAGATACCCTATAAATTGAAATTAAGAAGCAGATAGCTTAATAGTAGCTG